ATGCTCCTTTTACAATTAATTTATATGTTTTCCCATCAAAATCAACTTGAGCACTACCTAAACTTGAACCAGTAGCTAATTTTTTAAAATTGGAAATAGAATCACCTTTATCAGCCAATTGTTTAATTGCATCATAAGCATCAAGCCTCATTTGATCAGCCTGTTTTCCTCTTCCAGGAATATTAGAAAATACAAGTTTTAAAGTATCTTTTCCAGATGCTTCTATATCACCATATTCGTCAAATAAACCAGATTGTTTTAAAGTATTAATTAGATTTTGATTTTCTAAAACTAAATTAATACCTAATTTTTTTAATTCATTTTCCAATAACAAAACATCCTGTTTATCTTTCATATCAGGATACCCTTTTGGGAATTTATAAGCTATACTTCGAATGAATTTTTCTAAAATATCCATTATGCCGGTGTTTCTTCTGGTGTTTCTGCTGGTGGGGTTTCAGCCGGAGTTTCAGCTGGGGTTTCAATACTTTCGATACCTGCTCCTGTTTCTTCAGGTTCAGCTTTAGCACCGTAACGTAAAAGGTTTGCGATTGCTTCTGATGCTCTTTCTTCTTCAGGCAAATTAAGTAAATAATATTTTTTACCTGCTACTTGAGCAACCCAACTACGTTTACCATATATCAAATAAAAATTTTGATCATTTTTTAAGTTGATGCGGAATGTAGTAGGACGAGGAGCAACCCAATCAATTGAAGCTAAAAAGCTATCATATTCTGGGGTTAATAGGTCAACGATAACTGCTTTTAGCTCAGGAAATTTCGTTAGCTCATCATATTGAACGGCTTCTTCAGGCGTAACTGTTCTATTAGAGTACACCTGCTTAACTAATACCTTAAGTCTATTTTTAAGTTCGTTGCTATCCATTATTTATTTTTAAGTTTAGCTAAAATAGCTTCTTTAATTTTTTTCTTCATTGCAGTTGATGTAGCAATTTTACCTGCTTTTTCATCAGACATACCTTTAGCTTTTAAAGCATCGTAAATTTCTCCACGTTTTTTAATTTGTTTTTTTGACATTTCGTCAAGAGCACCTTCTTCAGCAACGTTTTTAAAGGGCATGCCTTTTTTTCTAGATTTTTCAGGCGTCATTTCTTCACCAATAGCACCTTCTTCAGAAGCTACGTCTACCATAGCATCAATTTGAGGTTCTTTTGTTTCAAAATCAAGGTAATGTTTAGCTGAAACTAACATATTTTTAGCTTCGATAATCTTAGCTTGCCACCAGTGTGGAAAATCAACTTCTTGTTCACCTTCAAATTGATCAACCATTTTGTAAAGTTCCATAGCATATTTTCCAATACGATATAAATCTGCTTTAAGCATATGTGGTTCATTATCTTGGTGTCCTAGGTCAAGATCTTCGTCTAATTCAACTCCTCTTGCTTTAAGAACATCAGCATAAGTTATTTTATTATCCCCAGTTAAATCTTTAAATGGTTCTTTCTTTTTTTTCTTTTCAGATAAAGCATCAATAACCATTTCTCTTAATCTAGTATCTTCCATTGTTTCTTCAGGTTGTGGTTCTTCAATATTATTGGCTGCGTTTCTTTTTACTTGATTAACAGCAGTACCGTAAGCTACATTTTCGGCATTTACACCATGTTTTCTAACTAATTTATCTCTACGTTTTGGATCATTTACGATTGCCAAAAAGTTTGAATATATTTTACTAGACTCCTCAGGTGAAAATGCCTCGTGTAGTTTCATTGTTAAGCTTTGTCTTCTGCAGTTGAAGTCTTTTTAAATTCAGCTGCCAATTTTTTAATTGAATTAGCTGCGCTACGTGCGCGTCCACGAGCTGCTTTAGATGTTTTACCATGTTCAGCCTCTAATGTAGCTAATTCTTCTTTGATTGCGTTTAAAATTTCTGTTGTGTTCATAGATTTTATTTTATATAAATTTAATTGTTTACTGTTCTCCTCCACCGATATACTCGCTAACGAAGAATTTCAGTGTGTTTCCTACTTGTGTTTCAAGTTTTTCATTGTTCATTCCTTTAGCAATCTGGAATGCTTTCATTAAGTTATCCATAAGATCTGCTTCTGTACCTTTCATATCTGCGGCAATATCTTCAATACCACCAGTTGCTTCAGGAGCATCTTCAGCAGGCATTTCGTCTTCTGCAGGTACGTCTTCGATTTCTGTATCAGTTACTTCTACGTCTTCTACGTCTTCTACTTTATCTTTTTTCTTAGCTTCGTCGATATCAAATCCTCCGTAACCATCAAATTCATCTGTGTCTCCAAAATCGTTAGGGTCACCATCATAGAAATCATTACTATAATCGTAATTATCCTCTTCTTCGTCATATTCAGGATAACCTTCTTCAAAGCTACCAAATCCACCATCTAGAAGTGCTTCATCTTCTTCAGCTTTTTCTTCTGGGTCTTTACCTTCTCCAAAATAATTAGCATAGGGATCACCTTTTGGTGTATTATCGATAGTTATATCACCTGCGGAATCTAATTCAGCAACAATCATATCTTTGATTTGTTTTTTCATTGCCTCTTTAGTCATTTTTTTCTTTTCAATTTCTTCGCCTTCTTTCTTACCTTTTTCGTATTCGTAAGCGGCTTCACCTTCGTTTATTGATTTCATTGAAGGATTTAAATTCTCAAGAGCTTTGCTTTCTTTTAAGAATTTTTTTAGGTCAAAATTATCTGCCATTTTATTATAAATATTAAGTTATTTCTTAGTTGTTGTGTATAAATATTCGGAGATTAGTGTTCCTATAGCTCCTGCTTTCTGTCTGATAAGAACCCATTCGTCTCTTTTTAATTTATGAGGATTTTTAAATGAAATACCTAGTACACCAATCAAATGGTCATCTAAACTATATAAACCAAGCATACACACTGATTTGGTTCCAAATTGAGTAGTCATGTATTCTAAACCATATGTGTCTTCTGCTACAGATACGTCATCAATTGCTAGTTCTGTATCTTTATAGATTTTAGATAATACTCTAGGAAATAGAGATACGGGGATGTTTTGGAATGTGTGTTGTAAATGTGGGAGATCGGGGGTTGTTTTCTCATAGAATATAGAGAATTTTTGAATGGATTTACCTGTAGGGTAAAAATGACCTCCATTATGGAACTGTTGTAACCATACTCTATCACAATCTAATTCATTTAGAATCACTTCAAGTTGACTATCAACCAAAGTAGAGGCTTCTAGGGCCTCTCTCATTGGGGTTACTTTATCCTTCTTTTCCATTTTCAATCTAGCCCAACTTACCAAAATTGGACCAAATACTGCTGTTATCAAAGCTACAGCGATCGTAGTTACCATTGCAAAAGTTTCCATTATTTCTTTAGAGAGTTTAAATACTCAATAGCATCATCTAGTGATTTTTGAGCACGTTCCTTATCAATTCCACCAACCCATTTCTGTACTTCACCATTTTCGGAAACGTATCCTTCTTTACCTTCTGAAAGGATATTGGAAAACCAATTTTTATATTCTTCTATTGCATTATCAATTTCAGTATTAAACGTTTGATTAGTATAATCTTCCCAAGTACCAGCAATTTTCATTTGAGTTTCAGTTACTGTTCTACAGTCTAAACACTCACCATATGCTTTATAATAAAATGGATCTAATTGTTTATCCATTACTTGTTTACATTTTGGACAAAATATGGGAACTGCTACTTTTTTAAATTTATCTAGTTTAGTAACATTTTCTTTAATACCGTCTTTGATAGTCCAAGTTTTACCTCCAGATACCCAAACATCACCTTCTTTATGTTCCTCTTCTTGGGGACCATTGTAACCAATTCCCATTGTAGTACGGTTACCATGTTTACCTGCTACCAGGTTACGTAAACGTTCTACGTCTCTTTTTTGGAATTCTTTTTTTAAAACTGAATCTGACATTATAACTTGTATTTTTCTTTAAGGGTATTTATAGTTTCAGAAGCTGAAGTATGGGGGATGGATTTACCGCCACTTGCTTTCCACGCATCTGTATTTTTTTTCATATCGTCTATAAGTATACTTTTAGGACTGGCATATGTTGCTTTTTGAGGAGCCGGTACAAATATTTCTTCACCTACACCACTAAGATTTTTTGAAATCCATTCTTTTTTGCCTTGAATGGCTTCATTGTGATCCGGGCTAAGTTGTTGGTCTGATGGAAGACTAAAATTTACTGAAGGGGCTGAAAGGATATTTGGGTTATATTGTTGGATATAGTTCCATAATTCTTTTCCTCCAGGTTGCCAGGTTAAATTAGCCCAAAAATCTTTTTCTTTTATGTTTTTTTCTTCTAAACTATCTCTAAATCGTTTCCAAAAAGAGCTTTTACTTTCTTCATTGGCTTTTTGAGTTGATACTCCTGTTAAGTCTTCATACCCTTTATCAAAGTTACAAAGTACTCCATCCATATCACAATAAATGGTATAGGGTTTAATTGCCTCGTATAAGTCTAATAATGTAGGTGTCTTTTTCATATTAAAATTTGGGCAAATTTAATGCAGGTAATCTGCTTCTCCAAAGATCTAGTATTTCTACTTTTTCTTCAGGTGTAATATCTTGAGTATCTAAATAAGTGTCTATAACATCTTTAAATGCACGTTTTTCTTTTTTGGCACGTAAATACATTCCTTGTAGGTTAGCATCTACTTCTTTTTCAAGTCTAAAATATTGAGCAGGTGGTAACATTTTAGCGTCAATCATTTTTCTAATAAATTCATCATTGTCCATGATTTTTGCAGGATTTGAGGTAAATCCTTCACCATGAGTTAAATGTTCAACTTCGTGACGAATGACATCTTTTAGATTCATTGAAATTTCTTCCCAAAATTCCGGAAGTTTTTCAGGATCTATTTCAAAACGTACTTCAATATAATCTTCAGTATCGTCCGCACCTCCATTAACATTTAATTTTCCCGAACCAGGGACAATTGAAATATTAGCGTCTATAGAGATTTCTTCGTCTTCAAAGGGAAAATATTGTTGTAAACGAGATGCTTCTGCTCCGTTATTGATATCTTCTCTCCACTGATTGAATATTTTAGAGGAAATAATATTTGTAATTTTGTCGTAACGACCTTCGTTTAATAATGGGGTACTATCATGTCCACATTTATGGCAAACATATAAATCATCCCCACCATCTTTTATGGGCCAATTCCAACCACAATTATCACATACTATTCTATCTCCAAATACACCTTCAGTTAGTGTATCTGTCCAATTACGAAAAGTCATATTTCCTTTTTCATATGCTTCTCTTTCGATTTCAGGTAAATCACCTTCTTCGTTTGTATTTTGGGTTGAAATATTTTGTAAACGATCATCACAGTTTTGCATATGATGAATCATTTCATGCGCGTATGAACGCATGACATCTTTTGGATGACGACCCATTGTGTAAAGTACTATAACGCGTTCATTCGGGTCGTAATACGCTGTTTTACCAAAGAAATTTTTAGCATTTTCAGCATCATTATCTACAAATTTTACTTTAGGTAAAGGGCGAATATTCATACCTTTATCTAACATATATTCTGTAAGTGATTTAATCATTGGAGGATAACTAAACTCACTAGGTTCAGCATACATTTCTTCAATAGGGGTTTTTTGTAGAATAGACCAAACTTTTTCTTTTTCTTCATCTGTAAGTTCAGTTGGAAGATATGTTTGGAATCGTTCTTTTTCTCCACCAATTAAAGCAGCACGTGTATTTGTACCACTAATACGATCTTCACCTTCTGATCGGATAACAATAGGTTTAAAGTTTTCATACTTACCTTCCATGCTATCAAAACGTTTCAAATCACCTAAATCCATTTCACCTCTAATCCCTACTACAGGATAGTACATTGTGTCCGGATTATTTTTAATTAGTGATCCAACATCTGAAATTGGGGATGTATTATCTGCTATTTGTATTTCAACGTTTGAAGGGAGATATTTTTGGTAAATATCCCATATTGCTTTACTTTCTTCTTTAGTTACCCCATCACGTGTTTTATGTCCTATAAGAACAATCACTTTAGATACCTCAGGGTTTTTAGCTACTTCATCTACCAGTGCAAAATGACCAATTGTAGGCGGTTTAAAACCACCAGGCACCAAAGCAATACCACCTTGGTTTGCCTCCAATATAGGTTGTATAAGCGCTTTAACTAACGAATTCATTTATTTTATTTTTAGCTGTATCTATAGTATCAAATTCAGGTAATTGTTTAACCATAGATTCAATATCTTTATTTAGTTTAGCTTTCTCAGCATCTGATTTAGCTTGTTCTTCAGGGGTTTTAGGTTTACCTATGGCTGTAGATGCTTGAATAAATGGCTCAAGTAAATCAGCATTAAATTCTTGTTTGGCGTCTTTTGGATTATTGTTTAATAAAATAAAATCATTTCCAAACGCTTGTTTATACGTTTCAATATTTTTATTTACATCTCTCCAAGTACGTAATACAATTCCGGGCATTAAACTTCTATCACCTTCTTTTTCACGTTGTTGGTTGCGTTCAAGGGAAGTTATAGGTGAAGCATAAACCATTATCATTAATGTTTCATACCCTAAATTTTCTAGTTGTTGTTTTTTCTCTAAAACAGGTCCAGATGCAGCACCAGTCCCATCAATGATAATATTATTTTTACTTTCTATTGATTGAGCTAATTTATTTTGAGTAGTTTTTCTAGCTTGAGATTGTAATTTAGAAGCTTGGGATAATTGATCAGGAGTAAAATTCTTTTGATCTAAACCAATCCCACTTGCTTTAAGTAGAGCTTTGTATGTATCATCTGAGTTAAGAACTTGGAATGATGAAGGTAATAATTCGCGAGTTATGTAAGA